TATTGAGAATTCATCCTGTAGAACTGCTTTTTTATCAGCCCAAGCCATACCGTCCCACCAACCGTTAGCAATTGCAGCTTCTCCGATAACGTCTTTTGCATTACTGTCTAAGTCAGCATCGTGGACAACTAATTTTAAATTGTTCCAAGTCAAGGAATCTTTAGTAGCTTCTGTAACGACTTCTGCAACATTAGATGTAACTTCCCCAGTCTTTTCATCAAAAACTAATTCATTCCAAGTTTGAGCTGCTTTTTTACCGGCCTTACTAGATTCTGATGCAGTCCAAGATATTTTTTCCGCATTCTTTTCTGCATTTGATGCCAATTCTCTTGATAAGTCAGAAGCACTTTTTAGGATTTTTTCGTTTTCTGCAATTGCACTATCAGCATAGTCACCCATACTCGAAATCAGTTGACCGTTTGCAAGTGAGACCTCATTTTGAAGTTCTGGATATTTCTTTAGGATCGTTTCCATTTGGGAATCGAAGCCTTTTACAGTTGTTGAATTAATCTCATCCCAAGCTGACAAAAATTTCTTAGCGAATTCGCCATCCAAGTTATATCCCAAATCTTGTAGGTACTTTTCTTTTTCTTGTCTACTTAAAGTTGCATTTTGTTGGGCTATCTGCCTTTGCTTACCTAAAGACTGCAACCACAATTTTGCTTCTTCCTCTGTTGCATTTGCTACATCAGCGTTCATAGCTGCAAGAATTTTTTTCTTTTCGTTTGCAGAAACGTCTAAAGTTTCAACATATGCTTGAGTTGTGTTTTTCGCCAGATTCTGAATAATTTTCGCTTCAGATACACTAATTTCTCGATTACTATTAGAAGCAGTTTTCTTTATCTCTGTGATCCGAGCGGTATTCTCTTGAACGATTTGTAATGCAGATTCTGCCTTGACTTTCTCGTCTTCTACCATATCACTGACAGATGAATTTACAGATTCAGGAAGCTCTTTTATTAATTTATCCAAGCCCTCAACTTTCTTCACAAGGCTGTCTTCTATGGTTTGACCTATTTTCTCAAAATTTGAGATCATCGAGTCAGAGTTAGTCGCAAATCCATCTGCCATCAAACCGAATTGACCTGATGCTTTTTGCGTATTATCCTGAACTTTAGTTAAGGTTCCATCAACCGCTTCTCCAACATCAGTTCCCCAGCGCTGGACACGTTGACTAGAGTCCCAAGCTTCTTCACCGAATAATTTCCATGCACCATACCCGACTGCAAGAGCACCACCAACACCAACGATACCAAGAATAAGGGGTCCTAATGGCCCAAGTGCCGCTGTCATTGCTCCTATACCACCAGAACCTGCAGCGCCACTGGCTGCAGCACCAAACTTAGTCATGGTACCTGATCCGCCAGATAATGTTTTTAGAAAGTCATTCGCAGAAATATCCCCATCGACAAATGATTTTTTTACCTCATCAATGGCTTTTTTCTTAGCCATGCTTGCGCTCAAATCAATGAACGATTTTCCGAGACTTCCAATTCCACCACTCAATTTACCAGTTATTGATAGCAATGGACCTGCTGCAGCTGTTGCTGCCAGCAATTTAACAATCA